ATCTAACACTGAATAGGTAAACCTTCTATTACTTTCGGTAATACCTTCTGTTTTTTGTAAGTCAGAATTTAAAAAATAAGGATTGTCTTTAGTAAAGACTCTACAATACTCATTAGCTACTATTTCGTTGTTTTCATCTACCCATTTTAATACAGCGGAACCTTTAGTGATTTCTCTGTTTCCATCAAAAAATACTTTAGACACTTGATTAATCGCGTGTCCCACATGTTGTTGTCTTTTTACACCTTCAAGTTTTAACGCACTATTTACAATCTGTTGTGTATTATAAAGTATTGAACCCTTAGTAAAATCATATGCATCTGACTGTGTTGAAAAGTCCCATATACTGGTTTGTTGTGCAGTTGTGGAATCTGAATATGGTTGTCCTCCGACACCGACTTTTTCAAATATAGGTGACCCTTCACCTACCCACGCAAAACCGCCACCTAACGCGTTAAATTTGTCATAAAAAGAATAACTATTTAAACCAAAGTTAAAAATTAAGTTATTTTCATATACTTTCCCTAATTCAGAATAACCTTTTACAGGTATTCTTGATTTATCTCCGTCTTGATTTAAAGGTAGTTGGTCTTCGGGTGATATTATATCTCCAATTTCAGTAGTTCTATCACCAATATAATAATTCCCTTTTGGGAATGTAATATTTAAATTATCTGTAAAATTTGTCTTATAGTCAGGTCTAAACCTGTTCATTTCAAGATTAATAGATAACCTTTGTCTTTGTCCTCCACCGGTATTCTTTAAAAATATATCTGAAGATGTTTTATTTGTTGGTAACTTTAGAGTTCCCTTCTTATCAAATAATCCTGTAATTGCATTTACTGCCTGATTAACAAATGATTTTCTATCTTCTAATCTAAAATAATCTCCAGGTATCCAAGAATAAGGGCTATATACACCTGAAATCCTACTTATAAAATCTAAACCCTTTCCTACAATATTATTAGGTACTGAAATATGATAATCTCTTTCTATAACACCTTCTCTCCCTTTTAACATACCTAACAACCTAAATGGGTCGTCTATTGCATCTACCGCACTAATTCTACCTAATGTTTGTTGAAATGTTTCTTGAGCAACTCTATGTTCAAATTCAGTTCTCAACTGATTCGCAGCAATTCGAGCTAAGTTAGAGTCTTGAGATAATAACCCCGAACTACCTTGTGGGTCATTATTTGTTAATATACTATACGAACTATATTGTGAGTATATAAATCTATAATAGACATCTCTTTGATTAACTACCTGGTGAACATCCTGTATATCTACAAGATTTTGAAATCCTCCTTGTGGTCCATAAAAATTTTGTAAAAATAAATTTTCTAAAGATTGTTCAGTTGTTAACGGTGGTGATGAAGAGTAGTAATCGTATTCACCCTGATTTGCGGTTTCTTGTGTTGGGTAAAATATATCTACTGTACTCCCATACGCTCCATCGTTATTTTCAGGACCATATTTATTTTTTTTATATAGATTAACTTCTTCTATCTGACCTATATCTTCAATATTACCAGGGTCAATAACTCCTAAATCAAATATAGATAGAGGTCCTTCACCAGGACTTCCAGGAAATTTAATACCTAATTCATAAGGGTTAGGTTTTAAATTCCTTATTAAAAGTTTTTTTCTAAAATTCTCTGTAGAATCAAATGATAAAGGACTCGGCATTATTTTTTCTATTTACATATAAATAGATTAAAAACATATTTTTATTAAATACCTCTATAAGTATTATTCGGTTTACCATTAAAAATCTTTGCCATAAATACGGGGTTTTCAAGTAATCTCTTTGCAAGTTCATCAGTATTTATATTTGGTAGGTTTCTTTCGTTTAGTTTTAGATTTACTTCAAATCCTCCTGTCATCTCTAATTTATTGTCTTGATGAGGTGTTTGTTTAGTATTATCACTATTTAAGTTAACGTCAATTTTTTCAACATTACTTTTAACAGGCATAACTTCAGCTAAAATTTCAGTTAATTTATCGAGAGGAGCGATAACTTCGGGATTTGTTTTTGCGTTCATATATTCACCCACATATACAGTAGCAGGAGATGTTACAACACCACCTTCCGCTGAACCAGGTATTGTTGGTGCAGCACCAGTTCTATCAGCTCTTAACCAAGCAATTAGTTGTGCAAGTGCATCATTTAATGTTGGTAATGCCGTACTTAAAATTTCATCAACCTTTATTTTTCCAGTTTCTCGAGCTAGTAATTTAGAGGTCTCAGAGGTCAAAGTTTCTAAATTTTCATTATACTTATCAAATTGGTCACTCATCATAACATTTACAGTTGTTTGAAATGCTCCTGATTTTATATTTGATAATATACTATTTAAAACACCTAATTGTTCTTCAGCAACTGATTTAGATTCCTCTTTTGCTTCTTTTTGAACTTTTTCTAACTCTTCAATTACTTTGGCACTCTGTGTTTGTAAGTCAACTAAGTTTCCGTCTATTGATAATTTTAATCTTCCGTCTTCACCAACTTGTGCAATATTTGCCAATAAATTTCTTTGTTCCTCTGTGAAACCCATCATGTTTTTTAACAAGTCTTGGTTACGAGTTACTTCGGCTTGTTTTATTGCCATTTCAGTCATTTCTTGTCCTGACATATTTAGAGCGTCAGCGGCCCTTCTTAACTCATACATATGCGCTCTTGAGATACTAAACTTACCTGTCTCTTCATTGAATGTCGCGGTAGCTGCCGCTGCGTTTACTATGGTATTTTGTAATTCCTCAACATCGTTTTGAGCCATATTCATCAATTTAAATGGGTCTGCTATTTTTGCAAATGACCCCCCTAATGTTGAAAATGTTGCGGCCATTTCAATTGCCTTTTCGGGTTCCAATAGACCTTCGGCAATTTGAAAAGTTTTTTCAACATCAATCCTTAATGTCTGTGCTTGAGCAACCATTCTTGAGAATCCTTCAACTCCATTTTTAAAGTCAAACATAGCTAACTTTTTAATGTTAGCAGCAACAACATCCATGAACTGTCCAGTGTTAATACCGTAAAGTCTCGCCTGTTTGTTCATCATTTCCATGTGTTTTAAAGCCATTACAGTACTAGTTCCCATAGTTTCAAAACCCTCAACTATCGTGGCCATTTCTTCTTGCGTTATACCCGCAGATGTGGCAATTGCTTGCATGTTAACCACTTGTTCGTCACTAAGTAATACATTAGTTCTAAATATATCATTCAGTGCGCCATAGAGTTTTATATTTTCTTCAGCACCAACCCCAAACTTTAATGTTTCTTGAGTGGCTTTAGTTATGTTTTTTTCTAAACCTCTAATCATAGACTCACTCTGACCCATATTAGTTCTAACCATTTCAGAAACTCTTTGGTTAATACTATATACGTTATCTAATATGGATTTCGGATTAAACGAATCAGTTATACTCTTTGTCGCTTTTTTTGCCGTCTCAAATAATGATGGTGGTTGAGAGGCTTCAGTTCCCTCGGTTGATTCAAAAAACATTTCTTTTTATTAATAAATATTACTTGTTATTATTTTGTGTTTTTTCTAATTGTTCCGAGAATTTACTAATAAAATATTTTCTTTCATATGTCGGCATTTTCATAATATCAGAATATGAAAAATTAACATACTTAGTTAAGTAATAGATTTCATCAAGCAGAGCTACCCTATATTCAGAAGAAAGGCCGAAAAAACTCCACCCCGAATGTAACGTTAAATGTTACTTTTTCTCCTGACGGGGCGATTACTGTTCTTTCCAAATCTAGCTTTGGTTCACACTCTCTAAGAGTGTTTCTTAAAAATTTAGAGTCCATAATAGGTAGTGACATAATAATTTTTGATAGTGTTTCCGGATTTTTTTCTCCGTCTATTGAAATTATTTGTTTTTGTAACCTATTTGTAACTGTTGGTGGTATAATACCTTCGGGATATTTGTTTTCAATTTCCAGTAGTTCAGATATTTCACCATAATTTAGTAGTTTACAAACTACGTTATAATTTGATTTAGGTAAATTAAACTCAAAATGACCATCTTTATTTGGTTGGTGGTTTAATTTTTTAAAGTCTACTTCGTCTAATCTAATTGTAGTTTCAAAAGTCTTATTTGTTACTGGGTCTAATAGTTTGTACGCATAGTCTGAACCAAATGAAGTGTTTCTTAAAAATAGTAATATAGCTTCTATATCTCCTTCAAGTAATTCATTGACGTTAAAGTTAGGTTCATAAACTTTATTTTTAACAATAACGTTAATAAAATTTCCGTTTTTTGCAGAATTAATGATATAATTCTCATCTTGTGCGGTTAAATATCCAACTTTAACGGATTTTTTATCGTCTTTGTAGAATAGACCTTGTGAAGGTAATTTCACCACATCATGAGGTAAGTTAAAATCTTGTTGCCCGTATATCTTTGACTCTTCCATCTATATAATATAAAAAAAAACCATAGGGAGTAAACCCTATGGTTAAATATATAAGTATTTAAAAAATTATCAATACTATTAGTAAACCAAAACACATCTATCTGGACGTAGTGTTGCCGTGATAGTTGCTAATCCGTCTTCACCGTAACTTAAACTATCAAAATTAACGTCAGTTAAGAATGTACCCTGTAATATCCACTTTTCAACAGCAACTCCTGTTGGGTCCAACATTTCAAGGTCAAGGTCTTTTTTATAACCCGCAGCATAACCCATACGTCCTGTTACAGACTCTGCAGTTAAACGAACCCACTCCATTAAAGCTTGAGCTGCTGACGGACCAATAGGGTCTCTAAACGTAACGTTAATGGTTCCCCATGTAAATCTACCTGCAACATAAGTTTCAGTGTTTAGGAATGGGATTGGAGTTGCTCCAATTGTTATTTGTGGTCTTGATGTAGACTCAACGTACCAAGAGTTAATACCTAATGAAGAAGGGAAACTCAATATAAATCGGTTTTTCCTTTTTGGTTCATAAGGGACGGGCATTTTCATTAATAAATCAGCCATAGTATTTTGGTTTTAAATTTTTCGTGTTTATTTAATTATAAATATCAGGTTAAAACTTTTTTCTCTTTACTTTTACTTTTTTCATTGTAAAATCCTTAACTAGAATCCAGACTTAAGAAATTTAAACTTCTTTTTTCTCTCCTCCTTTTGTTAAATAAGTTTTAACTGGTTTTTCATCTTCATATTCTTTTTCTAGAAATGACTTTATAGATTCAATATTGCCTGGGTCATCATCAGAAAATCCTATTTGAGGTACAAAATTGTTAGTTACATCATTTGTAAATGATACTTTTTGACCTAGTTTACGGCTCTGATACTTAACATAGTTAATAAATTCTCTTAATGCTTTTATTTTACCTTCTTCAGGGTTAGAAGCAGACCCCTCACCATAAGTCACAGGATGGTACTTACACATGTCCAAATATTCTTTAATCAATAATTGGTCATCTCTCATCACCTCTCCCGATAAGTCACGGTATTCTTTTAGGTTTTGTATTAAAGACTCCGCACTTATACCATTATGGTTAGTCACAATAAAATTATAGATAGAGTCTCTTAAAACCGTAGGTGTATGTCCTCTTGCTGTTATTATAGCAAAAATAGAACCCCCATTAATACACTCAACAAAATCGTCCCATGAAGGACCTGGTTGAGCCAATAAGGAGTCCACGATAAATTTCTTATCACCCTGTACACCAAAATTTCGGTAAGGGTCTTCTGCATAACCAACAATCATTTCACCGTTATAATCAAAAGGTTCTTTACCGATTTTTTGTCGGTACTCAGCAAAGTCCTCTGTAGACATACCGACTTCACCACCTTGTTCAGATTGTAACATAATTTGAGTGGGCATAATAACAATATTATCATCCCAATCAAAAGCATAATACTTTAAATCAGGTTGACCTTCTTCTATACCCTCCCTAAGGTTATTAAGATTTCTTCTTATAATCTTTTTAAGACTCATATTACTTGTTCAATTTTTCAATCAATCTTTCTAACTGAGATTCAGTAACAATAATATTCTGAGGTTTTTCAGAATAAGTTTTTACACCATTGTCTTTAACTTCTAGTGCTTCTCTAAGAACTTTCTTTTTAAATTCCATATTTTTATTTTTTTATTAAACGTTTAATTAAAAGTAATAAATGGGGGACACCGAAGTATCCCCCATTATATAATTATCAAATATCTTCAAAAGATGCTCCTGTTGGAGTAATTAAAAATTCGATATCTATGAATTCTAATGCTCTTGTTGGTTTTAGATAAATCTTACCTACTAATTGGTTAGCATCTAAATCCTCAGGAGTATTCTGAACAACAACTCTAAAGTCAATCAAACCTCTATCTCTTCTAATAGAATCTAAGATTGGGTTTACTGAATCTAAGAACTGTTGTCTTACTATTTCATCATTTTGTTCAAACAACAATCTAACCGCAACTGCTGAAATTAATTTACGTGCCTGTAGTAATAATCTTCTAACATTTAATCTATCAAGAGCAGATTCTTTTACTTGGAGGGTTTTGTTACCCCAAATTACCGTACCCACATCAGAGAAAGTTGCGATTGGATTAATTCTACCTTTATAAAGAATATCTCTATCGTCTTGTGTTAACTTTTTACGTGCTTTAATACTGTTAACGAGACCTCTTGTGTAACCCGCTGATGCGAACCATGGGAATGCGATGTTATCAGTTAACGCTAAGTTTCTTGTTACTTCTGCGGTTGGCGGTATATAAACCTGAGTGTTATTTACACTGTCTCTAGTTAAAACCCATGGATAGTAAGTCGCAGTATAGTTAGAATCTATACCTGTTTCCTCTACAATGTCCACAGCTTCTTCAGGGTAAATAAAGTCACTATCAAAATTACCTGTTGTATTAGTAAACATTTGATAGTCAGGAGTTGTACAGATATATATCGAGTCCGCTCTATCAGTTTCAACCATATCAATAGCATTCTCAACTAAGTTAGAATTATTATATAAATCAATACCTGGTGTTGTTAATACATTTATATTTACAGATTCAGGGTTAGCAAAAGTATATTGACCCCATAGATATGCGTAATAATCAGTATTAGCCCAATTTAATTGGTCAGGTCCTACAATTGTTTTAAAAGCTCCCCATCCATCTGCGGTTGGATAACTAAATGAAGGAGCCGCACCTTGCAAGAATCCTGTCTGTCCTAATTGATATCTATCACCATTAGTTCTGTATTCTCTATATATGTCCCAACCATCAAAACCACCGCTAGGTACAACAGTGAACTTTCTACTGTTTAATTTGTAATACGGGTCGGTTGATGATGTTGGTTCACTTCTAAATGTAGTTTCTCCTACTTCAAACGCAGTCTCACCTGATGTGGTATAACCATTAGAAATTAATACGACAGTCGCTCCTGAATCCATGTGGAATCCTTTAGTTAATACTGGCCATGGAGAAGACTCTAAGGCATTTGCCAAATCAGAAGGATTTTGTTTACCTTTATATTGTAAAAAGTCTGTATCTATACCTACAGTATTTGATACACCTAAATAAGTCTTTCTAACTTTATCTCCACCACTTCTTATAATGTTATCACCATTAGCAGTACCGAAAGGCGGGTTATATAATACATCACCAGGTTTATCATATTTTGTTTTATAAATTAAATGAGGTGAGTTGTAAGATGTATATTGTCTTGTTACGTATCCGTTGAATCCACAAGGTAATGCGTCTACAGGAGCGTCCTCATTTAACTCAACCATAATATATCTTGACTTTAGTTCAAACTCACCGTTTGACGTACCTATTTTCTTTCCAATATAACTATTTAAAGAAATATCCA